CAATGCACCAGAAATGTTAGTAGCAGTTACGTTCATTGCTCCAGGTGTGATTACACCAATCTCTGCATCAAGTTCGTTAATAGCAGATGATAAGTTGGCAGCAGTTGTTGTTAGTGTAGCAGAACCCTGCTTTGTATCTAGCTCATTTATGGCACCTGAAACATTAGATGAGGTAGTGCTTAATGTAGCAGAACCTTGCTTTGAGTCAAGTTCGTTAATGGCTGATGAAACGTTAGATGCTGTAGTAGTTAGTGTAGCAGAACCCTGCTTTGTATCTAACTCGTTAACAGCACCGGATAGATCTGAAGCAGTAGTGCTTAATGCTACTGAACCCTGCTTACTATCCAACTCATTTATAGCACCTGATATATCAGATGCTGTAGTAGTTAGTGTAGCAGAACCCTGCTTACTATCCAACTCATTTATAGCACCTGATATAGTAGTAGCGGATGTAGTTAATGAAGCTGCACCTTGTTTGGTATCAAGCTCATTAATAGCACCAGATAAGTTAGATGCAGAAGTACTTAATGCTACAGAACCTTGCTTTAAGTCTAATTCATTTACGGCTGCTGATAGATCAGAAGCACTTGTTGTTAGTGTTACATTACCTTGTCTTCCGTCTAGCTCATTAATAGCTCCAGAGACGTTAGATGATGTAGTAGTTAGTGTAGCAGAACCCTGCTTTGTATCAAGTTCGTTGATCGCACCAGATAAGTTAGATGCAGAAGTCGATAATGCAGTAGATCCTTGCTTGCTATCAAGTTCGTTAATAGCAGCAGAGATATCAGAAGCACTTGTTGTTAATGCTACTGTTCCTTGCTTTAAGTCTAATTCATTTACCGCGCCAGATAGATCTGAAGCAGTTGTTGTTAGTGTAGCAGAACCTTGCTTTAAGTCTAATTCATTTACAGCAGCTTTAATATCTGAAGCTGTAGTAGTTAGATCTAATGTAGCAGAGCCAACTTCATCTCTTAACAAGTTTGATTCAGCTTGTAAGTTAGAAGCAGCAGTACCGCTTACTGTTACTGAACCGATACCTGTTGATCCATTGCCTGTAGCAACAGTAAGTGTAAGATCATTAGTAGTATTTAGTCCACCTAGATCTGATCCATATACAGTTATAATATCGCCTACACTATACCCTAATCCTGCAGTAGTGATAGATGCAACTGAATATACACCAGCTGTTGCAGTGATAGAAAATACTGCAGCCGTTGCTCCGGCATAACCTGATGGAGGTTGTCCAGATATTCCTGTGAAGTCTACGGTAGCGTTTTTATACAATAATGGATAGTCACCAAGATTGGCACCAATTTCATTGGTCTTCTGTCTCCATGATTCAAATGTATCGCTCTTGGTTACCTTAACGTATGCCATTATTGTGGTCTCTCTTTTAGTAAGGTTATGAGTAAATCTTTAATCTCATTCATATCAGATTTAAGATCTTTAATATCTTGCGCTTGTGCCTTAACTCTTTCTCTTGCATTAAGGGAGGCTTTGGCTGCGGATTCATTAGTATTTATAATGGCACCAGAAGAGGGATCTCTGAATAATGCAGAGTTTCCTTCAACTGGTACTAAAGTGCGATCTCCCATTATGGAAGAATCGCAACAATACGTAGATCCTTACACTTCGGAATTCTAGAACTATTAGAAGATCTTAATACAATCTTCATCTTGAATGCCGAGAATGTTCCAGCTGGATCTATAACATATTCTGTCTCATTGAATAAACCAGAGTCAGTATATGGAATGTTCTCAACAGGAGCTGCAAGAACCCATGTAGCAGCACTTAGACTATCTTCAGAATCCGATACCTTGTAGTATACATCGATATGAGTCTGAGAAGGTCTATTAGTATCAACGAATACATGAAGTCCATCTGAAGCGCTACCTAATGTAACTGACTTAGTAACATACTTAGACTTAGATGATCCACCTGTTGCAACTGTTTCTGCAACAAAGCTCTCAACGTTATTCTTAGTAGTATCAGTACCAGCATATATCTCAGGATTATCTATTCTGTTAGCAATTGTGATAAGTGAACATCTTTCTAAGTCGATTACCGGTGAAAGGTTAGACTTAGTAGAAGATAAAGTTCCCTTTATTACAATTGATGCACCTGCATCGTTATCAGCAGATGCTATAACTTTAGGTACATTAACAGAGAAGTTCTGATTAACAATGATCGGAGCATAAGCAGTATCAATTACATATGGTGTTGGAGCACTTGCACCAAGACTCATACCACTTGAAAGTTTAACACCCCAAGTTGCATTTGTACCTGCAAAGTTTAAGCTCTGAACAAATGGCATAAACGTATTTATCATTTGGTTCTGAGTAGCAACAATACCTGATCCGCCACCAATACCAGTACCAGAAGCATTTGAGCTACCAGTAAGATTGATCTTATACTTGTCCATCTCTACATCATATACTGTATGTGTACCGTTGATTGTAGTCAAACCGTTGAAGTTAACAGCACCAGTAATAGTTACTTTCGAAGCAATCGAGTTAGTAGTATTAAAGAAGTGATGGTTAGGATGTTCAACAGTAATTACCTTAGAACCGGATGTAGAAGTAATCGCATGTTTAATCAACTTACGAGCAGCAACTGTTCCGTTATTAAGTATTACGTTACCAGCAGAAGAAATATCAAACTCTGCACGATTAATCTTAAACTTGATATCCTTGTTTTGATCAGGAGTCCAAGTAGAAGCATTCTGAGACTTAAACATTACACCAGCGTATGGCTGCTTAGATATTCTCTGACCAGAAATGTAATCGTTCTCACCCGTTCCTGCAAACCATACATTATACTTAGTAGAGTTAGCCATGATAACGAAACAATACTCTTGATTCTCTTGTAAATAAACAGGAGAGTCAAATGTAAACTGTGTTGCGTCTACGTTAGGGCTTGGGTTAAGAGTAGTTAAATCTCTTACATTAACACTGCTAGGATTTAATGTCTTCTCTGCAAAAGGCAAGATTGTTTGAGTAGGAATACCATTCTTCATCTCACGAATCTGTACAGTAACTGATTCAGTAGCATCTTTAGTATGGAAGAACAACTCAAGAGATGTTATGAATGCACCACCGTCTGTATCAATCATGAATGACTGAGCTAATGGATCTACCCAATACACATTTGTTACTTCTGAGTATGCCTTAGGAATAACTCTTCCATCAGGAACTTCACGACGCTCTATAAGAGGTACACGTGTAGAAATTGTAACGTTTTCTTTTGTTTCAATAAGGCCTTTAGCTACATAGTTCTCTTCAGAAGATGTAGTTGATACTGCGTTAGTTGCAGAATCCGTTAGCTTAAATAAACGTGATCCAGTCTTGAAAGACTTAACAAGGTTGTTAGGAATAAAGAATGATCCAATCACTTCACCATTGTCATCTGTAGTTAAGATAGTAGCGCCAACAGGGTGAGCAACGTGTTCATTCTTACCTGTTAATACTGGGTTATCGTTATCAGATGATAATGTGTATGTAGCTTCTTCTCTAACAAATGCAGATACATCTATGCCGTCAAAGAATGCATATACTTGAGTATTAGCTTTTAGACGAGTACCCTTGAAGTTAATGATTCTTGATCTAATGAAAGGAGCGAAGTTAACTTCAACAACACGATCACCAATATCAGTAGTAATTGTATCAGGTACAACAAAAGTTTCAATGCCGTTTCTGCTCTGGCCAGTCTCTTTCATTTTAGTAGTAGTTACAGTACGCTTACGTCCTGAAGCAGATGTTGAGTTACTTGAAGAAGTTGTTTTACCAACCCAAGTGTCGCTCCATTCATCCCATACAGTACCTAGAGAATTAGTCTCATCAATGATACCCATCATTGCATCATATACGCCTTCTTGGTCAATAACCAAATTAGGTCGCTGAGTAGTATCTCTCCACTCGTCAGATGATGGTGATAATTGAATCTTACCTACCCAAGAGAATACATCGAATGGGTTAACATTAATCCAACCAGAAGCTTGATCTTGATCTGCAAGAGCTACTTCAGTATAAGGTAATGTAATCAAATCACCTGTCTTCTGGATAGAAGAACCAGTACTGATATATTTTAACTTAACGTTGTCTGTAGCAAATTGAGGTCTAAGTTCATGCTTACTACGATCGATTGCTGATCTATATTCAGGGTTAGATACGTCACCAACTGAGTGAGTAGTGAAACTATCTACAATGAATCCAGACTTAACGCGTTGAACACCAGTACTTGAATCAATGATCTGACGGCCTTCAGCATCTTTCTCTAATAGAGATAGAGATGTGTAGTACTCAAGATTATTAACTCGCTTATCGATACGACCAATATCACGCATTGTATAACGCTTGTTATCGATCATTGTTGGGAACACTTCAGTAGGACCTTCTGTATATGCTTTCATGTATACGTTGTAAAGTACCATTGCATCCTTAGGATCTTCTGGTAGTACAGGTTCTAATGCAGATACACCTTCTACAACACCAAACACACCTTTCTTATCAATAAACACTTTATCGATACGGTTTAGGTAATACTGGATGTCAGTAGTGAAAGTAGTCTGTGGTTCTGGACACACTGTAAGGTGAGCACCAGTTCCAGTGAAGTTTTCACCAGCATTTGATTCACGTGGACGGAAGTCAATAGAAGATCTAAGCTCTAATGTCTTGCCTAATGATTTAGATGTGTAGTTAGGGATGTCTTCGTATCTAACTGCGTTACCACTATAATCCACTAAGTTAGCATAAGAGTCAACAGTAAAGAAGTCACCTGAACCAGTATGTGTAAAGAACTCATACTTAATAAGAAGCTGACCAGTAGGAACGAATGCTGTATTAGGCTTCAATTTGATACGAGAAAGAGCGTAGAAGTTATCACGCTGGCCATTATCGAAGTCGTAGTATTCAGCAACATCTTCATCAGAAGTTGTAGCGCCAACACCCATACTGCCTGACATATAAACATTCAGTAAGCGATAACCATCTGCTCTATCTAATTGCATATCAGCTAAAGGAGTCGATACACTGAACTGATTAACGTTCGGACCACCACCAGTAGTAAGTGATTTAACTTTATGATTCAATGAACGCTTAACACCAGCAATCAACGTTACGTTAGTAGTATTGTATGAACTTAGACCAGAGATTGTAACTGATTGAGATCCACTTGCAATTGTAACAGAAGTCATTGTAATAATGGTTCCGTCTGCTGCAGATAGAATCCAGTTTTCTGTATCCCAAGGCTCGAATTGCTCAGCTGTACCTACTGTAGTGAATACAGCATCACCAGAAGCAACTGTGTCTGTACCGATCATACGGTTACAGTAATACACATAGTTGAAGTCATCAGGATCGTTGTCTGCACTTGAGTCGCATGTCTTTACACGATCGAAAGGAGTATCAAATACTAATGTATTTCTACTTGGATCTTTGATGATTGCTTTACCAGAGTCTAATACAACTGTAGCATTAAACGGAAGAGTTCCAGCAGTATACAATGTACGTACATTATCGAATACTTTACCAGCATTCATTTCGATATCAAACAAGTAGATGTTATATGCACCAGATCCATTAAACACTACTGATCTTGCTCTAGCAAAACCGATAGTAGCAGAGCTAGCATTAACTAGATTGATTCTACTGAAGTTATCAATGTAAGGAAGACCTGTAACAGTATTAACTACAACATAGTTACCCACTTGTGCAGGAACAGAAGCAGCTTCAAATAATGTTGATTCTCTTGCCTTGTTTGTAGCTAGTTGGTTTGTTGATAAAGTCTCTATTTCATATCCACTAACGTATGCCTTGGAAGGTTCCATACCAAGTGATATCTTAGATGAATCGCCACCAACTGCATTAACAGTAGTGTGTTCATTGATATCCATTAGGAAAGGACGAACAGAGTAGTTGCCAGATTCATCGAATGTACGACGAGCTAACGTCTCTTCAATTACAGCGTACTCAGTAGCACGTACATGCTTTGATACAGTACCAGCTTTAATTCTAAGAAGTAGTAAGAAGTTATCTGTAGAAGTTACACCAACAGCTTGCTTCACTAACTTAGTAGATATCTGATAACGATGAGCACCAGGTGCTGCATAGTTTGGAGTACCATTTGCATTATCATTTAATGATGAGTCGCCAGCAGAAGTCTGAATAGCTTCAGAGATTTCTAAACCAACGTCATATGTAGGAGATGCAGTATACTTATCAAGCACAAGAGTGTCAGACTTAACAACAACCATGTGACCTTTGATGAAGTAAATACCATCTTCTATAGAAGCGATGGATCCAAATCCTGTTGGAGCAGTATCAGCAACAGCACCAGTGAATGATCCTGAAGTGATTGAATCAGTAGATGTAAATACAGTCTTACCAGCTAGGCCAGTATTAGTATACTTTAAGTATAAAGTAACCAGTTCAAGTCCTGATGCCGCTTCGGCATGAACTACTCGAGCTGTTAATGGCTCAGATGCATGACCATCAGTAAAGGTTAAACCTTTTAGCTGAGTCATATCTGTAGCATTAATAGTATCAAGCTTAACGTAGTCAATAGAAGGTTCTACTGTAGAATGACCAGGAATGACCATACTACCTTCTTTGAATAAATTACTAGAAACCTGAGTAACCTGGTTCTGCAAAATAGATTGTAGTTGAGTTAATTCACGTGCCTGGACAGCGTGACCGGGTCTAAAGAGAATTTTATTATATTTCTCTTTAGGCGTTAACCCGTCGACTGCTGGGGTAGCAGTCTCGAAGTCATCGTAATATGGTTCTACATTAAACTTAATTGTCATGTCTAACTACCTTAAAATTCTAGGACTAATTTGATTGTTTCGATCTGATCGCCAGCTCTGTTGATAGGAGTACGATTCTCTAGGAAGATTACTTCACCTGAATATGGTTCTACTTCTGGGTTAGTTAATGATGTAACATCTTGACCCACACCACTAGCTCCACTTAGTCTTATATAGTCAGATACACTAAACCCTGTAAATCCAGTAGCAGCAGTTTGATGATATCTGATAATACCGTTAACAGAGTCGTATGAATCTACAACGGCTTTAGCACCAGTTACAGTTCCCTCAATAGTTGTATCATTAGTGAACGTTCCACCAAGAGCAATTACTAAAGATTTTGTAGCCGATAAAGTATCAGCAGTTGCTACAACAGTTGTTCCGAAGTTAGTAGGATTACGTACTAAACCAATTTGACGGAAATCATTACCTACGATAAAGTCACCAGCACCATCTGCATACACTAACTTAACGTTAATAGTAACATAATGAGCCTTTAGATCTTGACGTGGATCAGAACCAAAACCACCTGTAGGAGGAAGTACTGCGTATGCTACTGCACCAGAACCACCGCCACCAGTAATAACTATATTAGCTTGATTATATCCTGTACCTGCATTAACAACATTAATACCAGTGATAATACCAGCGGCAACAGTAGCTGTAGCAGTTGCACCAGAACCGTCACCAACAACCGTAATTGTCGGAGCAGAAGTATATCCTGTACCAGCAGCAGATATTTTAATATTGTAGAATGCACCAGCAACAGCGTTCTGTTGAACGTTCCATTGGTTTTGCAAAGCCGTATCAGCTGCAGCACCTGGATCAGCTGTGATGTAATCAACAGGAATGAATGCAGATGTAAGGAACTTAGTAGTAGCATCTGTAGATAAAGAGAACATATACTTCCAGATGTATCCGTCTACTGATGTATAATCAATTATGCCAGAAACCTGAACACCTGTTAAATCTGGGTTCTTAGTAGAGTTAGCTGGACCAGCCTTTATACACATATACACGTTATTGTTGTCTGTAATCACATAATATTCTTTAGATTCTAAAAGATGATCTTTTGAATCGTATTCTGAATAAGGCTTAGATATCCACTGATGACGTGGAGTGGCATATCTGATGTCAGTTGATAGAACCTTCTTCATAGCGGTCATACGTTGCCAAGCATCAGTCTTAGTATAAAACTCAGAGTCTAATGGGGTATCAGGCACAGTATCATCAGTCCAAGCTTCAGATCGACCGATAAAGAGATAATATTTTGAGGTATTCAAAAGATCGTTTGCGAACTCTTTAGTCGCGTTTAATCTAAATTGGTTGGTGATAATGGCAGTCATTTATCGATGCTCCTAGTTTGAAATTTCAATGACGGAATCCATGTTCACGTCTATGGTCTTATTTATAACGTCTTCGAAAGTATAATTAGCGAATTCGCCAACGCCTGATGTAAGACTGAATTTAATATTCTCGAACCATTCTTCTGGCCCAAGATTATTTGAGTGTACTTGAGGTTTAAACTCTTTAGTATAATACGATGCAAGAATAGAATTTCTAGTCTTAACGAACGTTGGTGTCATACCTACAACAGGTATGATGATTGGAATAGGTAAACCACCAGACTGATATCCATGTTGATTCTTTGGAGTAGATTGGCTTAACGCTTCTATGTATAGTAAGATCTCACCAAAGAACTTAAAGCCTGCAGGATGTATCAATCTGTTGAAAGCGTTCTTCCACTTATCAGCATTCTGTCCAGTTCTCAATACATAAGAGAATTTCTGATAGAAGTATGAGTCTTGAATGAACTTCTTATATGATAAGAAACCATCATCTGTAGAGTATGAACCACTACATCTGATTGTTACTACATCACCTATTGATAAATCAGATGTAAATATTAATGAATAATCAAGAGTGTTAGTCGTAGAGTTAACAGCAGTAACAGGTGTATAATCTGTTCTATGCACGTTGTTAACAAATACTAATACATTATCAAATTTAAGCTTCTCGCCGCCATCATCATTTCCACTGATTGTTGCACCAGCAGAAGATAGTGTGTAAGTATATAGAGCAGCATAATTATCTGGATTAGCAATTGTATCTGCGCTCAAGTCGTTCCACTTACCATCAGAAGGCTTTAATATATCATCCTGAGGAAAGTAAAGTTCAACATTATCAGAGTACAATATGTTAAAGAAGTTATCAATTGATTGTGGTGTACCAGAACTTCTATACTGATTAGCTAAATCCTTATATAGAATATTAGGATCAGCAGCAAACTTACCAGGTACAGCAGTAGCAATCTCTTTATGAATCAGTGGTAAGAATTCTGGCTCAACATGATCTATGTCACGTTGAAGCTCAATCGTATTCTGATAGAAGCCTGCCTTATTTTCAAGTTCTAAAAAGTCAATATATGCCTTCATAAAATCCACTAAATCTGGATTCTCTGCTGCAATGTGATCCGGTATGATACCGGATATTATTGTCTTTAAACCTAATGTATCGCTAACATGAGCCATATTACTATCTCGGTGTGGTTGTGTAATTTACGCCAGCGCTTGTTCCGCCCGTGGACATAGTATCTACTTCGCCTTTGATAATCGATTCATTATATAGAATAGTTAACAGCTCATTCCGCTTTGGCGCCAAATCATTTGAGTTAGGTTCTACTGTAAGTTCAATATATGTACCAATAAATGCTGTTGGATTGAACGCATCTAATACAACCTTACCTGTAGTCTCATCAATGCTACCTACTTTGTTAGCAATGATTGCAGTAGAGTCAGAAGCCAGTACGATATTAATATAACGTACACCATCTTCCAATACATCAGAGAATATACATTGCTTACTCTTGTATGTAAACACTGTAGATTTTAAAACAGGGTCTGCAGAAGTAGACTTAAATATAGGAGAAGAGAATGTAACTGTATACTTTGCTTCTGTATTTAATGTAGGTACAAATCTCTTCTTCATGAATACTTTACAAGTAGAGTTTAATATAGCTACCGAAGCAGCGTCTATACTTTTAAGTAATTTAGAATGTCTGAACACACCATCAAATCTCTTTAGTTCGTCTGTATTATAC